CTCCTCGATCCGCATTCCTCGATTCAAGAGATCTGTCGCAAAGGTTCGGCGAAATCGATGCGGATGCACATTTCCGACCCCTGCCTTTTTCCCTAAAGATTTCACAAGATATTGTACTCCCGCCACTGTCATGCAGCTATACGGCTTCTTCGCAGATACAAAAAGCGGTTTCTGCGCCAGTTCTTCCATTGTCAGCCCCTCTTTTGCCATTCTCCACCTTAGATATCGGTAGAGATGAAAGCAAGCTACATCTGAGACATATAATCTCCTCTCCTTTCGTCCCTTGCCCATAACTTTGAACTCCTGTTTGTATAAATCTATGTCTCCCACATTTAAGCTACATAGCTTAGACACACGCACTCCCGTCGCATACAAAAACTCTATCAGTGCTCTATCCCGCGGACGCTCACAGGCGATCCGGAGGGCTTCCAGCTCCTGTGCCGAAAAGGCTTTTTTGATTGTGCTTTCGATCCGGAGTGATTCAATTCGCGCCACAGGATTATCTTTCACAAGGTTTTCTTTTTGTAGGAAGGTCCAGAAGCTATTTAGATACCGCATCCGCCCCTGCAGAGTGACCATGCTGATTTTATTCCACTCCCGGAGCATTCCAAAATACCACCTCAGATCCATCGTGGTGATGTCCTCAATGTTCTTCCGGAGTGCATTCCGGCAGTTGGTAACCTCCCGGATGTACTGCGCCAGCGTATTGTCCTGGCGCCCAGACACCTTTTTAGATGCCACAAACAAACGCATCTTTACGGTATCGCTATCTGTGCCCGTTGCCTGGAGTTCATTCTTCTCTTCTACTACTCTCACGCCGCGGAAATTGATGTACAGGACATTCTGCAACTTGTCCAACTGCTCCTCATCCAGGCTGTTACTCATCGCATTTACTACATTCATCAGTAATTCTTCAATCATAAAATCTCTCCTTTCTGGTTCAGAGTAGCAAAAAGAAGAGCTTCTGTAAAATTTTCTTTATGAAATTGTTATTTCAGACATACTTCTCATCGTTAAAGGATACATAGTTTGCCATAAGTCCAGAACTTGTTCTATCGCTATTTCGATTTATAAAGCCGCCCGTTGTATCGCACCAATTTGGAATTATAAAAGCAAAACAAAGCCGTTCTCCTTCTTTTACTCGTAAAACTCTGTCAACATAAACAAAAGCATTATCTTGATTTAAAGGGCTTCTAATACTTACCCCTACAACAGGCACTGGAGTACCTTTTGAGTCGTTACTCTCTCTACAAACTGAAACCTGCAAATAAAAGTCATTATTCCAGGAGATAGACAAACACCCATTAAATCTGACCCTCCCATTCCGTTTAAATACAATCCATTTTTTATCATCTGATAGCTCAATCAAATTGCCTAAACTATTATCAGACGCTTCAAGCGGGATTATATTTCGGGTATCTTTGGGGTAGTCGGATAATTTTAAATCGGATGCTACATATCCATATAAATAATTAAAGGACAGATCACCATTTAACTTAGTAAGCATGTCCATCAGCACCTTCCCTTGTGCTGCCGACAACGGCAGATCTGACCGATTTGTCACGCAGTTATTGACGATATGCCCCAGCAGACACGCTCCTTTAAATGCCGCCTTGATATTACTGAGCAACGTCGGCAAGCTAAACCCTGACTTAATCCCATCGATAGCGCTCGATGCTTCCGGAAGCAAAGCGCCGCCAGAGTAGTCCTCAAACGTTGGTGCATTTAACTTCTCCAGTTCTTCATCCGCCATGTCCCAGTTTCCATTCTGGTCTTGAACATCGTAAAAATCACTCTCATCTGGTTTCTTAAACTTAAAATTTTTCGTATTAGTTGCCATTTGGTAAATCCCCCTTTGTTATCTGGGTGTGAGTCAGCTGCCTTAGCTCCTCATACTGATATCCATTCATTTCCATTGCCCGCGTTTTCAAATGCCCGTTCCGAATCTTATAATGCGTATAGGCTACAAGCTGAGCATGCGTAAAAGTTCCGACCGAACCATAAGTGTTAAATATATACTCATATAAAACCTTGAGGTGCGCAGGAATCGCCTCTTCAATACTCGCTTTAATATCCGATATATTCCCTGGTATTCCTGATGTGCCGACAAATCGGGCGATCACCGTATATACCGAGAAGTTCTCCTGTAACTCCACAGCGGCGTTTGTATAGCTTTCCGCGATGTGCTGAATCAAAGATGCCGTAGTAGTTCCTGCTCCCGATACTCTTGCAGCAATTCTCTCACGTCTATACCGGTCGGATTTATCTGCATCTGGCGACAGACCGAACATTTTTTCGTAGCGTGATAGCATTTCGTTTCCAGATGCTTTTGACCAAAATGTATCATTCGTGGTCCTCTTTAAAACCGTTTCCAAATTTTCAGTAACCTCAGATAAAATTCTCTGCAATTCCTGCATCGTCACATTATCATCGTAATATTCAGGTAGTACGCTACTAAGCTCCAAGCACTCGCACCTCCTCCAGACTGACGGCTCCCATCACTGGAATTTCTTTTGCCGCAATCGAAATATTTCCAGAAGTACTGTTAAGGGTCAATTCATCGTAATCTTGCACTCCGTCTGTATTCAGCAAAATGCTTCCGACTTTTGCATAGCTGACCCGGTACTCTTTAAAAATTGTACTTTTGAGGTAATCGTCTAAGTTCGACTTGAAAGCTGCCAAAACATCGCTGATCGTCTTGGATCCGCCTAAAAGCACCTTCGCTGATACTACAACCGTATGAGCAGTTGGACTTGATACAGTTACGGATGCTCCAATCGGACGCACTGTTTCTATGTACTCGGATACCGGTGCCTCCAGGGATGCGTTAATCCTGCGATCGGAGTCCACAATCAACACACCGACCGTCCCCGGTCCCGAATCCAACGGAAATATTTTTGCATCCCCTACTCCAGGCACTTCCATCGCCCACTGGCGATACTGGTGTGCGTTTCCAGTTGTTGCTGGCTGTTGCACTTTCTCATAAAACCGCACTCTCAGAGCTTCGTCACTTTCTCTATCTGCTCCATCCGTAATGATATCTGTCACTTCCGCCGTCACTCCATTTACGGCAGACAGCGACGCCAGCTCCCCAGTATAAATGTTTCCGATTTTTCCTGCTGTTTCACATTCAGCTTCATATACATTCTCATCAAGCTTCTGCGTCACCGTATAAACCACATTTTCAATCGCCCATCTGCTGCCGATAGGAATTTCTCCCGACACGGTAATTTTCCTAATCGCCGCACTCGCCTCTTTCCGCGTAACGCCATACCCACTGACTGCCCGATCCAGATACTCGCCAAGGGCGGTGTCTGGCAGAAGCAAATCAATAAAGTTTTCAAGCTGGAAATACTGGTCTGCCAGGAAATAGGCAGCCGAAGCAAGAGCATCATAAATGATACTCCCCTCTCTTTTATCCACATCGTCTGAAACCCTATTAAGCATCTCCTGCAAGATGCTTTCATATGTCATCTTCTCATACAACACCCTCAACTCCTTCCCGCATCACTCCGAAAATGCTTACCACGTCAAACGTACAGCGGCAGACATTCCCTGAAAATTCGAACTTAAAATTCTCGACCTCCATGATTCTGTCATCTTCAGACAATGTCTCCTGAATCATCCGCTTGAGCTCCGGCCGCACATATTCCGGACTCTGCCCGATTAAATCCCGCCAGTTTACGCCGTAGTTAAAACTATAGATGGGATATTCAAATTGCTGGGTTGATAATCGTTTATGGATAGCTTGGGACAGCGCCTCCAACTCAGATACAAATCCCCGGATAGCCGTCCGAGACACGTTATAAGAACAGTTTGAAAAGCTCTCGGCTTCCAGCCTTGTATCTGTCTGCAATTTCAATTCATCCGCCATAATCAGCCTCCTGACGTCATGTACGGCTTATTGATTATTTCAAGGATATAAAACTCCTCCCATCCGGTCGACGCAAGCATCCGGACTTTGTCCCCTGCTGCCAATTTAGCCTTCATATTTCCGGACAGCTGAGCAGCAGGAATCGTAAGCCTGGCATCTATCTGCACACCTGCGCCGTTGTATGTGCCAATCAAGATAGCAGGCAGCTTCACCGTGTTCAAAAAAGCCTCTATAACAATTTTTAATTTCTCGTTGATCAATTTGCGATCACCTCCAGTTCCATCGTGTGTACTGGCAAATACTTATGAGTAACTGTTTTCACAATCACCCGCCGATTCAAATCAATATCTTCTACACTGCCGAAGATGCTGCATCCCGCTCTGACAGAGTGATCCCCCAAGCAGGAAAGCTTAATCGTTTCTTTCTCATGGTTATATAACTGCAAAAGCTTCTTCGCCTTCTCCTGCAGCTTTGCGACATCCACGCTCTTATCTGACATGTGCTCATAATATTGCAGATTGCCGTATCGATTCACCGAATCCCGATCGGATTCCTGTGCCGTCTGGGCTTTGCCGCTGTTCTCATCCATCCACGACAGCTTTACGATGTTGTAAAAATTATCATCGATTGATTTCTCCCAGCTGTAACCATGCGCCAAAGAACCGTCGCCCAGCACAAGCGGTAGCTGTAAATCCCATAGGCTGTCTAAACGTATCTCGCCGTATACATCCGACAGACGATACCAATCTCCCTGCGGATTCTCCACTGTCTTTGTGTTGAGCAGCGTATCGGATATTAAACCGTAAATTACATCAATCCAGGTATCCTGATATTTAACCTTGTCTGACGGAACCTTATAAGCGACCGCCGGCATCGTACCAGCTTTCAAGTTAAGGAACTTACACATAGCCTGTGTAACAGTGCAGATATCATCCTGACCGCCTTTCAGCGTGATGATATCTTTCGCCTTTCCATACCGCAGCTGATCGTATGCCTTGATTTTCACTTTGCGGTCCTCTCCCATACTTACCTTGAAAACCATGCCGAAGAATATACCATCCGTCTCGCTGGTATTAGTAAGACGTACCACATCGCCGTTCTCAATCATCAGCTCGTCGTCATACAAATATGAAAATTCCAGAACAGACGAGCCGTTGTTCAATTCATCCTTCCAGCTGATCTCCTGGCACATCTTGGATATCTCTAAAATCTGGCCGCTGTTTTCAACGCATAACTGCATTGGTTGTCCCTCCCTTCTTTACGACGGTATTGAAAAGACCTGCCCCGGGTAAATCAGATTCGGGTTCTTAATTTTGTCCGAATTGGCGCCCACAATCTTCGAATACTGGCTTCCATTCCCGTAAAACTGCTTCGCAATCTTCCACAGTGTATCGCCAGATTGCACCGTATACGTTTTTCCTTGCTCAACCGCAGGATTTACAGGCTGTGGTGTTTGCGGCTGCGCCACGGTAGCGGCAGGCGTTACAACCGCCATATATTTTTTACCGGGTGCTTTGTACTGCAAAAAAGAAAGAGAGAGGTATTTATCCCCTTCCTCTCCCGCTTTTTCCGTAATAGTACACGATTCAACCAAAACCTTTACCGATTCATCGTCCGTTTCCCCATTTGAATAAATCAGCTGGATCGGCTTCTTATTCTTCTGGGTCTTTGTGATGGCGCGGATATAACGATCCGGATCGGCCCGCCCGCCCGGCTCCATGTAATGCATTTCCTGATGCGGCAGCTCACAGCTGAAATCATAACTCCACAACTCCGCATATTTGGGAACACATACCTGCCCCGATTGCAACACCTGATACTTTTCCACGTTTAACTTCTGCGTTTTCTTTATCTCTTCCGGGTTGACCGGAAGCTTATACTTTTTCCCACTGATTTTCAAATATACACTGTAGCTCATCAGTACAATCCCTCCGGTGCTGTGTCTATCTCATCCTGTAATATCTGTGCGACGGCTGGACCGATCTTCTCATAGTCCATTTCACGGTTAATGTCGCCTGTAAAAGTAATCTGAATATTCGGTGCCAGCGTGTTCTGAGCAATTCGGGCAACATAATCACGCTCCGCCAACTCTCGAAGATAATCAACATCTTCATCTTCCAACTTCACGTTCATGCTGCCGTTCTTTCCTGCACCTTTTACGGTTGCCGGATTTCCTGCCGTACCCGCCGGAATGCTATTGAAATCAAGGGCGCTGCTACCCGCACCACTTATAAAATTTGACGCTTTACTGCCAAGAGCAGAACCTTTAGCGTATCCTTTACTTGCGGCTGCCTTATATTCCATGAGCTCTGGCTGTTTTACATATTCTTTCCATCCGCTCTCATCTTTGATTGTTTTTGCTTTAGACTCTATTTTTGTTTTTAAGCCTTCCAATCCAGATGTTATATTCACGGTTACTCCAGGAATTTTATTGATGATGCTCTCTATTGCCTTTGCCATATTCAAGACATAACTGACACACGTGTTCGCCATGTCCAGAAACAGCACTTTCACTGCTGCCACGGGGTTGCGAAAAACGTTCCCGATAAAGTTTGCAAGCATCGCAAATCCGCTGTAGGTTGGATAAATGAAATTATTGTAAATTCCAGCCCCCAGCACATAAACAGCCGCGCCAATGATTCCCGTCGCGCTTACGGACGAACCTGTTAATTTATTGAACGCCGCCACTCCTGCGTACAATGCGGCCACCAGTACAACAAGCCCTAATGCCATCAAACCAGCCGGGTTCATCGCACATATCGCATTCCACACCCCTGCCGCCGCATTCAGCACCCACTGAGCCGCTGCCGCCCCATACGTGAAAGCTGCATAAACCCCAAGCCCCGCTGCTATGCCAAGCAGAATCGGACCGATGATGTCCATATTATTGGCGATCCAGTTTAGTGCAGTTAAAAACGGCGCCGACGCCTGCTGAATTGCATTCATGGCCTGCGTCCACAGCTGCGCCCATGTCATAGGCATGGAGTTAAACTGACGGTCTATCTCATCCATCGCAGCAAGCTGGGCATTCTTAACAATCTCAGCCGTAAGCGCCCCTTTCTCCGCGTACGACTTAATGGAGCCTTCCGCCCATCCCATATATTTCTCGATGTTACGGGCGATACTTGGCGCTGCTTCCAGGACAGAATTGAGCTCATCGCCACGTAGAGCGCCTGAGCCCATCGCCTGCGTAAGCTGCGTCATGGCACCTGCCGCCGCACTCGCCTCTGTTCCCCCAATGACAAACTGTTTATTGATGGATTCCACAAATCCAATCAGCTCATTCTGATCTTTAAACGCATTTTTTGCGTTCAGACCAAGGCTTGCAACACCGCCTGCCGTGCTTTCATAAGAGGCTCTGGAACGTTGCGCCGACGCGTAAACATCCTTCTGCAGGTTCTGGTTGATGACATTCCCGTCATTGTCTTTATTAATCAAATTCAGGCGGGTGTTAGCGTTCATGTAATTATCAGACGCGGACATCAACTTGCTGCCTACATCCACCGCGGTTTTTACGGCGAATATCTTCCCGAGGACACTGGCCGCTTTTTCGGCTTTGGACTGAGTTTTATCAATCTCATCGCCCATGCCCTTAATCTTGCGTCGGGCTTTATCCGCCCCTTCGCCCGCTCCCTCGATACCTTCTTTCATCCGTTTTCCGCTCTTCCCTGCCTTATCCAGGCTTGTTTGTACACGATCAGCCGCAGAACTGACACCCTCTACTGATTTTCCCGCTCTGTCGGCGGCGTGCAAAACACGGTTGATGCTGGATACAAAACCTGCGGACACCAATTCGAATGTCGCTCTTAATTTTGCCATCTATTTTTTGCCCCCTTCGCGGCACGTTTCTCCGCCTCGACTCGCATTTCACAACTGGCGGCAATAAAAGCCTTCTCCCGAACCGTCATGCCCGCAAGCTGGTCCGGGAGAATATGTAACTTCTGCAACGCAAAGTGCGCCAACAAGAACTCTGGATCACTTTGCTTTATTCGTTTTTTACGTCATTTTTTAAAGCCTCAAAATCTTTATCCGCACCGGACAGATTCTGAACAGCCTCAACCAAGGTATCATACTCACTTGCGTAAAGCATCTTCTTTAACAGCTTGGCTTCTCCCAGGACACCGTATGCTTTCTGCAGTTCTGCGTTCGTTAAATCTGGAAATACCACGGCCGCCACCGTAAACTCATCGACATACTTTGTACGGTCAAAGGTGCTATTGCCCTTTTTATCCGTCTTGATACACGTTCTCTGGATTCTATCGCAGACCTCCTGCTCCAGCGGACGGATCACAAACGGAACCGGCTTCCCGTCTTTCCCTTTAAACCGTGCAGATACAATAACTTCTTTTTCCGGCGTAATCTCCGGATGTAAAAAACCATATAAATCTCTTACTGTCTCGCTCATATGCTTCTCTCCTATCTCATATTTTCCGGAAGCTGGAACGCTTCCAGGCAATCGCAATCATCAAAGGTAAAGTCCGAATCAAAAGTAATCGGGTCTTCGCTATCGTCTTCCAGATACGCCAACGGGATTGTATTTAAGACTACATGGAACAGCGATACCGTCTGACGACCGACCGTTGACTGCGGATCTTCATTTGTAAATTGCATTGTAAATCCGGTATACTTGCCCGTTTTCTTATAGTTGACAAAATCTTTCAACGCATCTGAGTTCATAAAATAAAAGGTTCCACTTCCGGAGCCGGTCGCACCCACTACCTTATGCTGGCTCATTCTGTGCCCCAGCAGTTTCCTTTCGGTAACTTTCAGCTCCACATGAGCATCTACCTTGGATAACTCATAAAGTTTCCGATTCTGCCCGTTTATTGTGATATATCCGCTTCCTTCCGAACCTGCGAGAGTATCGGATAACATCGTGTAATTTTCTGCTGCCATCGTCTAACCTCCTTATGTCAGATTCACATTGATGTACGCCAGTTCCATACTGCCCACCAGCTGGATGCCACAGTTTACCAACACCGCATTGATTGCATTCCCCGCTTCGACCGTCACATTGTCTGAATCAAAGTTCTGGATCGCACCGCGGCGCTCAAGGTCCGCAAAGTACTCCACCAGCATTCCCTTGAAGATCATCCGGCCGGAGGCATTATTGTTGTACTTGCCTTTAATATTGGCATCCCATACCGACTGAATGTCGCTGCGGATGCCGCACGCAGTACGCACGGAGCGGTTCTGCTTCATCAGTTCGCCCTTGGTCTGCGTGGTCGATATCAGCGAATTGACATCCGCAACCACTGTTACATTCTGGCTGCGATCCACATCCAAAAGGAACTTGCCCGCCTTAATCGCGTTTTCCTGTTCCGATTTTCCCATTCTAGGATTCACATCAATCGCCCCAACAAACCTCTGCGCCGTGTTCGATTTCGTGATGCTTGCCCCAGCTGTGATACCGCCGATCCACGCTGCCGTTTCATAAGCCGTCAGACTTGAGCCGTCCGAAAGCATAACCCCCTGCACACTGTTGATGATGTACTCTGAATCCGCTACATAGTTCGGTAAAACCGCCGTCACGTTCTTGCCCTCATCATCCTGCGCAGACTTAATCCATGTCGCGATTGTCTGCTGTGCTGCCGAACTGCCTGTTCCCGACTTGGCATACGGATATACCAGCACATCAAAATCGACTGTCTTCAGTGCCGCCAGCATCGCCTCTACGTGTTCATCTGTGTGGGATGCCGGGAGCTTATACAGCAACACAGTTTTGGCACCCAACAGCGCCAGACCTGCCAGTTTCTTATCCGCTGCCGTTGCATTTTCCGGATAATTCGCTTCTGATGCAGTAATCTCATAAATCTGATTGTCCGCGCCCTTTGAAAGCTCCTGTGCGATTACCACGGTACCGCGTTCTCCGGCGGTAATACTTAACGGCGTATTCGTCAGGATATTGATATACGCCCCTGGAATTACCTTGTTCTGGCTTTCCCATGTACCTGCCATCGTTATTCCTCCATTTCTACGTTCGTCTTCATTTCTTCCATTCTCGGTTCCGTTGCTTCTTTGAGCTCCGTATAGGTAACACTGAACAGAAAATGAAGAACATCGTCCGTTACGTTTGTATTTTTTTCTCTCACATAAAAGGAGACGCCATCTGCACTGATCAGATCAAAGCGCCGAAGCATCTCCTGTTTTACCTTTTCACATTCTTTTCTGCGATCCTGTATCTCAGCAGTTGGAAAATACTGGACATCAAAACTCTGCTTTACCCGCTGATTTCCAGCTAAACACCGGTTGCTCTCGGTATTCGTAATCAAGACCAAAACAAAGGGCAGCTCCGTATTCTGTGGGATGTTATCCCGGTAAACCCGTTTGAGATCCGGAACCGCCGCCCGGCACTCCGCCGCGATTGCTTTATATAACATATTAATCCCCACTCTCATGCTCCTTCTTGATTCTTATCAACTCTGCCTCAAACAATACCGCCAGCCGCCTATCAATGTACGACACGCCTTTTTCCAGCAGATATGTTCCTTTGACAAAACCTTTTGTCGGACCTCCGCGCTTTGTCACAATGCGATGCCCATAATTCCAATATGACGCATATTCGGCGCTGTTAACCAGCACTTTCTTCGTCCCGGATGCAGACTTCGATGCGGGCGCCGATCTCCATGATTTTTTTAGTAAGCCACCCACCACTGTTCCGCTTACCGCAAAACTGACAACCTTCCCTGCATCGGGACCATTCTTAATGGTAAACGTAACCGGATTCGGATGTCTGCCCGTCGGAGTCCGGTCTTTCAGCCACCGAATCCCCTCATTTACCGCTTTATTCAGTACCTTGACATCTATTTCCGACAAATCGTCAATTTCAGCTTTAAGCGCCTTCCGGAACTCATCGATAGCTGCCTTGTTCCGCCTATAGTTTGAACTGCTCACAGTGTCTCACACCTCTCCACGCGGCACTGATACTGGAAGCTATACGGATGTATCTCTCCTGTTCTCAATGTAACCTGCTGCCCCGTGCGCAATGTAACAACAACCTTATCACCTTCCCGGATATCTACCCCCAAGCCACAGAATAACTGGTTGCCGGACTGCACATTCGGAACAGGGGCTCCGGCATTATTCTGCCCGGAAACGCTGTATCTGCATTTGATGCCGGACGCCACACACACCTCGGCGGAGGTATCAAATCCAGCCTCATCTTTCGTGCCCTGATATCGGTACACATCCATCGTAGAATCATACATCACTTCGTATGGATTAAACATAGCCTCTCAACCTCCTAAACCGGCGCAGAGCCGTTTTGTCTGCATCAGTCAGACCATATATGCCCTCCCGGCTGTTACTGCCCCCTGTGACATAGGTAACGCTTCCATCGCCCTCTTTAATGCTGGCAATATCCTGTTGATAACCAGTGCCTTTAACCGTTTCATAATTGATGATTCCCTTGACCTTCTTCCGGATATACGGCTCCAACAGCTCCGGAAGTTCGTTCTGGTTTAAGTTACAATAGTCGCAAACATTGAAAATGACATCGGAGATATCAAGATCCCGCGTGTCATCCGTTAGTTTCAGATTTTCTTTCACGGTTTCCCGCATCTCCGACAAAGTCATATTCAGCCTCCTTATCCCAGCTTATGTTTAAATGCTACGATCCGGATCTGTTTCGGTTCATAAACCGGCTTCCAGTTCTTCGGGTTTGCCACCTCAGTTCTGGACGGTCCTTCTGTCTTCTCCACCTCCGCATTCTGCCAAGCGATTCCTCTCGGATGCAGGATCGTAGTTCTGCGGTTGATCAGATAGTCGATACCAGAGCCTTTACGTTTCGCACGATCGGTCTCTGTCGGCACATCGCCCACCGGATGACCGTTGCCGAGCGCTACAGCTCCGTTACCGAACAGATATGTCGTGTACACATCGCCATCGACCGGGCATCCATCATCGACGATAACTCGTTTTCCCTGGTACACACCGAATGCAACATCGCTGGACGGCTGCACCGTCTCAATCAGGTTCTGTTTTTTCAGATATGCCTCCGTTGCAGAATGCATACAAACACCGGTCAGCTGCGCTTTTGCGTCGCCTAACTTCTGTTCTGCATCAATGAATGCTGAACCAGACCAATTTGCTTTCGCGCCACTCAGACCAGAAATGTCCAGAATATTAGACGCCAGTCTGGTTTCTGCCGGAGGAGTTCCAGATCCACCTGCCGGTACGGTACCAAACACGCCTTTGAGGATGGCGATCAATTCTTTCTGCATATCACGCTCCCAGAATCTGGCGACCAGAGTACCAATTGCCATCATGGGATCTGTTCCCGCAAGTGCCGCTGCCAGGTCTGTTGCCGACCACATCTTTGCACGGCGAAGAATTACCGCTACATCCTTGTTTGATGTAATCTTGTTGTCTGCAAGATCCGCGCCTTCAATAATCGGCTCAGACTCTCCAGTCAAATCCTCGAAGAACGGCATATTGACCATCGGGGATGCCTGGGAAGCCAGGGCATCAAACTCTGTATTATTTGCAATAATTCCGCTCTGGTACAGCGCGGACAGTTCCATCGTACGATTAATCACATACGGATTAAAAAGTTCCGGGACAATAACGTCCTGTAAGGTTGTTCCTGCCATTTAAAATTCCTCTCTTTCTTAAAGTTTTACCCCAGCTGCAGCCGCCATCTGCCGTGCCTGCTCCGGGTTCTGCTTGAACAGGCGTCCCTGTTCCGTCAGATTGTACGTTTCTTTCGCGAACGGGTTATTTACAGGCGGCTTTCCGCCGCCAGCCGGATCGTATCCACCAGCACCGCCGGCATTCTTAAACAGGTGTGGAGAAGATTCCCTCATCGGTTTCAGAACATCATCTAGACCAATAACCTTTCCATCCTTGTCAAAGGTAAATTTATCCAGACCGCCTTGCTTATAGATGATGTAGTCTGCATCCGTGACGCCCGCCTCTTTCAGCTTATCCTTCAGTGCATACTCTTTTCGGGTATTATCCGCCTCCGTTTTAAGCCTTGCCGTCTCCACTTCATAATCTTTGACCTTCTGCTGCAGCTCTACGTTATCCGCATTATTTTTCTTCAGGTCATTGATTGTCTCACTGGCTGTGCTCAGCTCTTTTACTTTGTCATTGTAGTCCTGTTTCGGTACCGCGTGCTTTGGAAACTCCGTGTTGATCGCTTTCACGGCTGCCTCAACATCCAGTTTTCCATCAGTAATGACTGCTTTCTCTAAGATTTCTTTTAACCATTCCATCGTGCTTACCTCCATAGATTTTTATTCCCGCTCTCCGGGTATTGGGATCGTCCGGTTATACTCCCGGCAGAGTAGTGCCCAGTTTTACGCCTTGTGGCAGGGCATAAAAATAACACGCCTCACAGCGTGCTTACCGCTCGATCTTATCGCATTTCGTGCACCGCCATACATAACCGAATCCCGGCTCCAGTGTTTGCACTAGTGATGGCTGCACCGGTGCCGTCTGATCCACTTGAAGATTTCCATTATGATCACCTCCCTGTTGTTGCAATATCGCAACGGATTATTTGACTTCAATGTCCGGAATTATTCTTTCCGGATAAAATACCAGCTCATAATGATACTTGTCCGTCCCTTTAGGCTCCGTCTGCTCCATCACGTAACAGGTCCAGTCATTCAGATAAATGTAGTCCTTATAATACTGATCCTTTCCAGTCTTAATCGTTACTACCAATTCATTTGACCTATTATTACTAAGTGCCATATACCCTTCTGCCTGAAGCATGATTGTATCTGTTCTTGCATTCGTAACCGTGATTTTGCGGTAAACATTAAATTCATCCGCGTCCTTTGACAGATTGTGATTCACTGTAGATGCCGTTGAACAGCCAGATACTCCCACAGCAAAGCAACACGCCATCATAAGTACTAAAAGTTTTTTTCTCATAAACCTTAAATCTCCTCTCTCGAAAACGGGTACAAAAATACCACCAGCCTACTGACCGGTGGTATCTTTCAATTTATTTCGAATCTGTGTTTTATAATCTTCAATCCCATCGTATTCATCCCAGTTATAAGGTGGAAACGGTGCGGAGTACATCTCTTTCCATCTTGACCGAAGTTCTTTCAACTCTTCATCCGTCTTTAAATACTGTATTAACCCCATCCTCCGACCTCCTTATAAGCCTCATACAAATCTGGAAATAATTCTTTGATTTCCTTTAAACTGTCGTATTCCAACACCTCGATGCTGTTGATATTTGCAAAAAGTTCCATGCCTATATTAGCATCTGTACTCCAATACTCTGCGCTGTGTCCCGCAAACAAATACTCATTGAATTCTGCTTTACTTAACGCACTAATTATATCCGATAAAGCCATATCATATTCATATTTGCCTCCGTCAGAAAACCATTGTTTTACAAGATCAACATTATTGTACACCGTCCTCGATGCTCCTTCAATCGCTTTCTGAAATCTTGTATTTCTCCATGAATGATACTTTTTATAATCAATACGATGAGATGTTTCATGCGCTTGTACAAATGCTAAATCATATAACTCAAAGTTGGGGGCTTTTGAATTGTACATTATCACATCTTTCTGCATGTCATACGCAAATGCCACCCTTAAATCAGGATTTTCTTGATATACGGCTGTATCACTGAACATGATCATATCCAATACAGCCTTGTTCTCGTTTGCGGTGTTCGCTAATACTGATGTAAATTCATCATAAGCTTTTCTGATGATCTTATCTTTTATAACCGGCGCTTGTAGACTACTGTCTAGAAACTTTTTCTTCCAATCAGCATAGGTCATATTCTCCGGCACTTCGATGTTGTTGCCATCCGCATCCCTTGCAGCTCTCATCTGGCCTTCCGTTGGAGTATCCGGATAATACGGCACGTCCGTGCACCGGCAGAAGGGATGGAACGGAGGCATATTCTTTCCGATTACTGCTTCAGATACCAGATAAATCTTACCATCTTTTTCTCCGCAGATACCGCAGGTCTTACTGTCCAGAGTGGCCAAAATCTGGTATTTCTCAACCCCATCCTCTTTATATCCGGCATGGGCGGCCTCACTCATCACGAACGAGCTTTCTGTGTGCAGAAGGCGGTAGGCATCGAACTTCTTGGCCTGCATCTTTTTGGCAAAGTCTTTTGCTAGGTTCTGTGGAGCAGTTCCCTGAATCATCATGGTGGTCAGTGATTCCATGAGCTGACTCTGCAGGTGATCCTTCTGCTTCCAGAGCCTTGTGGAGAAATCCGCGCCATTGAATGGGTATTTAAGAAGCTCTTCGACTGTCCGAGGTTCAATCTGCGCAAACTCTGCGTGAAAGCCGTGATACCGGTCTGAATCGTACCAGATGCGGTGGTAAGTATCGGCATAGACCTCACTCATCATCTTCCCCGCATCCGCTTCATAATCGACCGCATATAGCTCCCGGAGAATCGCATCGACCTGTGCCTCCAGTGCCTGGTACCTCGTCATACGTGCCTTGATGGACATGTTGTTAACCTTCTGGTTGTATTTGCCAATGTTCTGCATCACGAGGTCAACATACTCACGTAACTCTCCTATTTCGGCTTTACTGAGGCGTTTCTGGCTCTCCGCATAAGTGAGTCCGTTCTCTTCTGCATTCTGCCAATAAAAGCTTTCTACAGTCTTCTGAAGCTCTCTCTTTGCCTGGTTGAATGCCTTTTCCAGTTTTGTGAAATATTGATTTACCGTAAGTTCGCCAGCTTTATAGGCTGCTTCCTGCCTTTTCTGCCAGTAGGCCATTAATCATCACCGCCTCCACCGTCTGGATCGTCGATAGGGTCATTCTTCGGGAACATCTGCGAAATTTCTTCTGCTTCTGAATCTTCCTTCTGAATCATCTCCATCTCCTTTTCCGGGTCTTCCACCCACGGATGATGATCCACAATGGTCTCGTCTGAGATGATGCCCTTGCTCTGTGATGCAATCTGTGCAAGCTCCTGGTCATTCTTCACACTGGTTCTTGTCCAGGTCTGGACAATCGTGTCATCCTTGATTGAGATGTCACACAATCGGCAGATGCAGCGGATGAAACTTCCGAAGCCTGTTTTAAACTCCGTTTCCTGCAGTCCTGCCTTCTGCTCTATCAAGGAGTACAAAAACTGCAGTGCAACGCCAGAACTGTTCCCGAAGTTCTGCGGATCCGGATCGATCCCCATGCCCTGCTCAAAAATGCATTTTCTGGTAATATCAAGCAGCTTCTCCCTGGCCTCCACCGGCAATTCAATCGTTAAAGTCGATACGCCTGAATGGTCGCCATCTCCATCGTTATCAATCTGTATCGCTTTGTAGTCCTTCAAATCCCTCAGGAACTGGCCTAAATCCGCACCGCCATAATTGGTCAGTATAAAGATTACCTCCTGGATGTCTTCCAGGTCATTTACAAACCCGCTGAATACTTTACAGTAGGTGTCAATCAGCGGCTTGATGTTCTTTAAGTCGTTGGTATCTTTGTTGTTGTTGAAAAAAGGAAAGAATGGAACCTCACCGACTCCATGCCGATAAGTGTTCGAGTACTCACAAAGCGAAGGATCAACCAGGAACATTTGATGCGGCATCAGCTGCCCAATCTCGTCTCCGGCTTTTAATCGATATGCAGCGCATTCAGTTTCGTTCCAGTATTCGTAAATTGTATAGGCATCCCCTGTTTCTTCGTCAATGTCCTGGTAGCATCTGAATACGCCCAGCAGCTCTTTTTCTAGGCTCTTAGTCCAGACCGGGATAACCTGCTCGGCCGGAACCACCGCATACTTCCATATACCTTTTCCGTCCTTCCACACATGCAGCCAGCCAACCGTGCAATTGGATGCCTCGATGCACAAGTCCTTACAAATCTTCGCATATTTGTCCCCGAGAAACTTTGAAAGCTTTTTGTTCTCCTCTTTTTCTCCGAGGTCAAAGATTGGAGGTGCCGTGAACATGTAAGCAGCTTTCTGATCGACTAACATGCCGTGGAAGTTAAATGGAATCCGGTTATCTGCATTTCGGAGTGGTTTTTCTTTTTTCTCTCGTTCTTCCTTCAACGGCGGGAATAAAATATCTGTTTCGTTTTCGTAGTACCGCCTCGCTACTTCAGCCTTCGCCATAAAATCCGAATGCCCTTCCTGATACTTCCGTATCAGCTTCTTAATCACTTCAATGTCCATTCATATCACCTCACTTTAATATCCGGATGCCGCCACCCCTGCGAATAATCGTGTAACAAAAGTACCGGAGAGCATCGAGCGCATGATCATGTTCTTTTACCGGTTTGTCTTCTCCGCGCTCCGCTGCCTTTGCATCCCAGATATAGGATGCAAACTCTTTAATCGGATTCTCACAGGATTTATCAACAAAAATAGAACCCGAAAGCAGCAAGGTTGCTACAAATCGGATTCCATCCAAAACATCATTCTTTGCTTTTTTAACTTTGTGTCCGTCTTTCTCCAGCTGCGCCTTGAACGAAGCAGCAGCAGGATCCAGAATCACCGCCCGGACCTTTTCTCCGGAAAGCCAAGCGGTCAAATCATCCGAAAACTCTTTATCCGTTTTCTGCCGGCCTTTATCGCGGCCGGAATAGTAATACTCTCTGCGGCAGTACCATTTCTTGTCGGCTCCCTTACTCCACAGCAGAAAGGCCGTCGGGTTCTGGGTACCATAGTCACAACTGACGTACTGGTCGCCCATCCAGAACTCGTGACCGGTTTTCTGCCGGTATTCCTCTGCAATTGCCTCTGCATCAACTACGTTTTTGTCCTGGCTGAACATGTCGTAGATGATGCCCTCAGCCATCGCCCAGAGTCCTAAGATATACCGCTTGAAGAAAACGCCGGAATACATGCTCCGGTATCGTGCTTTGATTTTTTGCGACAGGCTCAGGTTATCATCCATCGTGAAATGGATATACAGCAGGTTCTTGTCTTTGCATCGGTCTATCCAGTTAACTTTGAACCAGTGATATGGCCCGTCCGGGTTACAGTTGAACCAATACTTAGAACCCTCTACAGAGCATCGGCCGGTTGCCTGGTTAACGAATGACTCGGGCATCAACGCAACCTCATCACAAAAAACTCCTGCCAGGGTAATACCCTGAATCAGATCCTGACTGCGTTCGTCCTTACCACCGAAAATGTAAAAGTAATTCGTTACATTCTTTCGGGTGATCTCCACTAGATTGTCAGCCCGATGGTCCGCCACTTGATAACCTCGGCTCTTGAGCATCAGCTTCAGCCAAAACGGAACATTTCGCCGGAAGGAACCAATTGTCTTTCCGCACATGGCGAAGTTCTGGCCGTTGAAGTTCGCCATCGCCCAGAACACGAACGAAAGAGACATACAAACCGTTTTACCCGAACGGATGGCTCCATCTGCAATAACACCATCATAGTCCTTCACAGGGCTTTTCTGCATCCACCAGGTAAGAACCTGCTTCTGTCTTTTCGAGAACGGCTGGAATTTAAAGACCTGGACCTTTGCAGTAATTCCGCGCCGGTCTTTCATGGCATTCACTTTTTCTCGCATGTCGGTGATGCGCTGCTTAATCGTCATCCGCATCACCCCACAAGTTACTAGCCTCGGCATTCAGTGCGTCAATAAAGCCATCGTCCTCGACTTCAGTCTCCTGACCTCCCAGTTTCAACGCCGCCAGGTCAAGTTTCATCATCTCGATTTCAAGGCGGGCATCATCCACACCATAACGGTGCAATGCGTCGATGGCAGCCTGCTTCCGCCCCTGCACACGGGTCAGCGCAGCCTCGATGTTTTGGATCTGTCCCAAAACGCCCTCATATTCTCCTAAATCTGATATTTTCCCCTTTTCTATACCAGCCTTATATCCCGTTACCGTCATGCCCGATGGGATCTCTATCCCATATCGGTTATCCTTTACCGGCTCTTCTCCCGCTTTGCGGAGTGCTTCAATCCGGTGCAACATACGACGTTCCCGGACTGTCAGAAGCTGTATCTCCTGCATGAGGAGCTTCTGCTTGTCCTCCGGGACCGCCTGTGCAAGACGCTGTTCCTCTGGATCCAGGCAATCAAAAAGGAGAGTTTCAAACTCTCCCGTGGTGACTGCATTCTTGTTTTTCTCCGGAGCCGCACCGCCTCTGTTCCCGGCAGCGTTCTTGTTTCCTGGCTGACCGCCTTTCCGTTTCGCAACGTTGCGTTTCTTTTGCAACGTTGCATTGTCCCAGTCATATCTATTTTTCCAGCTTCGGATTGTCCCTTCCGGGATTTCCAGAAGCTCAGAAATCTCAATAAGTTTCTTGCCTTCCAGGAACAGTTCTCTGGCCTGTTCCATTCTGGCGTCCGGCGCTCTGGCCATGCACCACCACCTCTCATTCGTGTTTGTTTTTGGGTATAAGAAAAGAGCCACACGGGGTGGCCCTTTAATCATCATTTATTGTTTTCTTTGCGTAAAATGGTGTGCGTATATTTTTTCTAATTCTATTTTTTCACCAACATTTTTATTATTCGCAATTTGTTCCTCGATAGTACCTTTGTATAGCTCATACCCTTCCTTTCCAAGTGGGGGAATAAGAACTCTTTCTAAAGCTGTTATTCTATAAGAATCATAACATTGCATTACCTCATTTTCATTGTTCCTTTCATCACCTGAATTTACAATAAAAAATATTTCCAAACAGTTTCCAATTAATTTTACAGCATAAAACAATACAAATACAACCAGGTACGAGAACACAAAAACCAGAACGATAAAACTTCTCTCTGAAAACACACTATCATTTACACCGAAAATAAAGCAACAAATTAATCCCACAACTGTAATTGCCGTTACTAATCCAAGCAAATAAAAACTTAACAGTATTTTTTCTAAATGTTCAATTTTTCTTGCCCGCATTACAGTCTGGACCTCTTTTTTTGATATAACCCCTGTTAATATTGCTAATCCTGACACAGTAAATCCTAAGAAACTTATTAATGCTACAGCTATGTCTTTAGTCAATGCCGAAATAAGTATATTAATATTTTCTAAAGTATTATTTCGAGTTGAAAAATACGAAACCCCTGCTAATGCAATAGCAGAAATCAACGCAATCTTGCATTCAATGGAAGCAAAATCAAATACGTCCACATATTTTTTGTATTTTATAAACTTATTAAATTGAGCATCTTTTATCATTTTAATTCACCTTTTAACTGGCTACGGATTTAAGGAGTTTCATAATCCACTCATGTATAAACGATCTTGATTCTCGGTTATATTCTTCTTCTGTTAGATTCTCATCAATTATACGAATTAATGCGGCATCTTGATTGCTACTTATTGTCTGTCTTTTACCATTTTGATTAATTCCTGTTGTATTTACTTCTCCATACCCCTTCGACACAGCTGTGTATATATCTTGCATATATTTTGAATCTATTTTTAACGAATGCCTTTCATCTGTCGTGGACATCTCCATCTTGAATTTATTAGCATTCACATCACGGCAATCTTGCATATATCGCAAACTATTCCTAAACTCTTCCAAATCCTTATCATTTGAATTCGGTGGTATCAATGTCGCTTTGATATTCTGTATTGATTTTAATGACCTGATTTTGCCCTCTAAAGCACCTTTATCCTTTTGCAGAAATATTTCAAATTTATATTTTTTTGTGTTTTGGCTTAGAATAAATGCAAATGCTGTCATAAATTGATTATAGCCAAATGATTGTCTCTCCGAAAATGCAATCATTTCTTGTTTTGAATCTAAATAGAAATATATACTAACAGCCTCTTCGTTTGAACTTTGTAATACTTTACCCGATTCATCAATTATTTCTGTCGGTTTATTAAATGCCCTAACTAACTTCCCTGTAATAATTCCGGCATCCTGCTTTTTTAATTCTTTCAAGCTATATTTAGATAATTGCGGCATTCTTCTTATATTTCCCAACGAATCTCTGTATTTACAATTTGAAGAAGTAGAAAACATTTTATTCTCGTCTAATTCATCATAAATCGTTTGTTTTACATCATCTAAATTTAATTTATTATCATATACGTCAAAAATACCTGCCGTCAAATTTATTTTAGCTAGATACATTAAAGCCATATTGTCCATTCTCCATTTCGACATTTTCTTTTATTTTAATCCATATTTCAGATATTTACAACACAAAAAAGACACCCTCTTTCAAGGATGTCTTTTACGTACCTGGAATGTCCGGATGGAGAGTCCTAAACCAGGCAAATATCAAAGGCTGGATTCGAACCAGCGACCTCCGGGTTATGAGCTCGGCGAGCTCCCAGACTGCTCTACTTTGCAAAATCAGAACGGAAGGACTCGAACCCTCGCCTTACTGGATATAAGCCAGCTGCTCTTCCGACTGAGCTACGTTCCAAGGAATCCCGCCGGGAGCGATTTTCCGACGGGATAAATACATACAGGATTCAATGCCAAATGAACCAGCATTCGCATGGAAATGCATGATACCATATTAGCACCTTTCATCGGGACATTGGGGGACATTTGCAAATTTTTCAAAAAATCTTTGTCTCCGCTTCTTCACGCTCTCATCCGTGTATTTCTTTTTTCTTTTGGGGAACATCCGATTCATCCGGTCTGCAACTTTCAGATCGCTCAGGCCATCTATGAAATACAGCCGGAACATAATCCTCAGCTCTGAACTCTGGATCGTCTCTATGTATTCTTCGGCCTGCGTGGTAAGCTCCAGCAGCTCCGCCTCTTTCGCCGCCAGAAGCTTGCCATATCGCTCCCTGGCTTTCTGCTTCCGGCAGTAAACCGGATCCGGAATACCTGTTACCTTGATCGGCCCGATTGTTAAATCCCTACGAGAACCTTTTACCGTGTCCGCCACAATCGGCGGATGCTCCAGGAACCTGTCCAGCTCCCGGATGCGCCTTCTGATATCTTTTATCTCTTCCATAAGCTCACAGTACTGTATCAGGACTTCTTTGTCCAACGGTGCCACCTCCCTCTATTTTTCTACGCGAAACTCAACTGCCCGCCCGCATCCTCGCCCAGACGATCCGCCCGGCAGTTCGGCAGCCGCTTCGCAACGCATAACTCTTTCAGATTCGCCCCAGCAACGCAAGAAGCACTTACCGCTCGGCAAGCGCTTCTTAATAATTGAAATATTACTTCCTTTTGCCCCGTCTTCTGGCACGTTCTTCTGGTTTCTCTTGAATTACAAGCCATTACTGGCTAATAATAATTTGGGATTTCTTTTTCCTTTTTCTTGCCCTCTCCTCACGAATGCCATGAGTACGACCTAAATTATAAAATAATGACGCTGTGAACGCTCCGCCCCTATCATTTCCATATAATCGCCATTTTTCTACCATTGCTTCATATAAGTCACCCATTTCTGTATCTTTTAAAAACGATATTGGTTGATAATTGGAAATTCTTAACTCCTCTTGAATGTTCATTATGCTACCTCCCCGTAAACAACTTTGCATTTATTACAACTACCATTGGAGAGCATAAGCTCGATCACAGTCGGATAGCCATTCTCAGTCAGCCATTCTCTGACTTTCTCCAGAACACTGCTTTTGTATTGAACCGTAACGCCATCATGTCCATTCCGACTATAAGCTGTCCGAATGATTTCATCCGAGAAAATATCCAACTTCTGAATGATAGCACTCACCGCTTTATCATGCGGTCGACCAGATTCAGACAAAATTCCAAGTTCTTTGGCAATGGATGTGCAGTCCCACAGGTTCGGTATATCAGAAATCACCGGAGCATTAACCGGATATCCAGAATCAGCATAAATCCGCACCACCTCTGCAGCTATATACTTGGAGTCCACACCGGCATCGTGCAGAGCCTCCTTGATGTTCTTCACCATCATGTTCACGGAAGGAAGTTTCTCTTTTTTCTGCTTGTCTTTCTTTGATATCTCATAGGAACCAGTCTTACGGAGAGTAGGAAGAACTTCATCCGCGATCCAATCTGTGAAGGCTTCCGCATTTGGCTTATGACTCTTAAACACTAGTTTATATACGCCGCTTTCGGTAAGAAAATTTTCTCCTGTGTTATGTAATTTTCTAAAGTTACTTTTTGTCACTTTAGAATTTGTCAATTTAACAACTTGCTTCTCATTCATTCTGGTAACCGCTTTTCTTACACCTTCTGGCGAGATTTCTAAGCACGTCCCAACGTGATACGGGTTAAATAATACCTGTCCATTCAGTTCAAATACTTCTACATCGTGTCCTTCAAAAATCATTAAATTCTGCATTGCAATTTCCTCCTTGCAATTTCTGGTGGAATCCCTTACAATACAAAGTGATTCCTGGGTTTACAGGTCTCAGATTTTGAGCAATCACGTAGGTCGCCAAACTCAGCGTGACTGCTCTTTTTTATTTCCTATATCTTTTCGAATAAGATCTGTAATGTACTGTTTTACAGATTTATCTTCTCGAATTGCTTCCAAACGCATTTGTTTGTGAAGTTCTTCATTTACTTGAAAATTAATAGTTTTCATACTTTCTCCCTTCTTGAATCCCATATCTGATTCATTTTTTTATTTTTTATCCCACATATGGGATGTATGTATCATATCACTACTTACTTTTGCCGTCAACCCATATATGGGATATTTTTATATTTTCTATTGCAAAAATGGTTCGCATATACTACAATCTACATATAGAAAGTAGGTGAATATATGGCTTCCCGAAGAGATTTAAATTATGACGATCCTTTCGTTGAAAGGTTACGGAATCTACGAAAAGAACATAACTACAGTTTTAAAGAGCTTCAAGCATTAACTGGCATTAGCAGTTCATCCCTTCAACGCTATGAAAAAGGTATTGGCGCTAATCTGCCACTTAGTAAGCTGTCACTTATAGCCCAAGCATATAATGTATCCATATCCTATCTCATGGGTTGCGAGAGTAAAGATTTACCACGCAGTCAATATGAATTTATTACGCCTTTATTGGAACATGAGGGATTCAAAATAACATATCATAATGAAACCGAAACTTTTACATTGGATTCGGAAAGCAATAGCATTCCAATAAAAATTAATCAAATCAAAGAACTTTCAACTGCTGTTCAATCCTACTTTAGGTTTAAATTCTCCGAAATCATTAAGCCGCCTACCAACAAATAGGCGGCTTTTTATTTTATAGCACACTCAATTTCTTTTGTAAAATCCGCTTCTATCAGCCCCGACCCATTCTAAACACTCTAAAATGCCCATAAATCGATTTTTTGTTTTCAATCAGCATTTTCTTACCCTTATTGCCGTTTCCCGCAGAATTTTTTATTTGATTATAATGTCTGCAAAGATAGACGATTAAAAAAACAGGGAGTACCCGCCCCCTATTTCTTACATTTTTCTTACAATCCGTTTTTCCGATGTTTGGCCTTTCTCCGGCTTCCAATTCTCGCACGCCCCCTCATCGCCCGCCGGATGCCAGTCGCAAAATTCATCATACCAGCAGTTCCAGCACGCTCTATTGCATTTTTCGTTCATGATTCATCGCCCTCCACACTGTTTCTTAATTTGAATACTAGGCGAACGCCACGGGAGGCAAAAGCGCCGTAGTAGTCCGCATTACCGTAGCCGCTGACAACGGAGAAGGCAGTAGCGGATTCTCTGGCCTTGTTCATCAGCCAGTACCACTGCCTGTTCTCATCCTTAGTGCCATCGAACGTCATGCGGTTTCTGCACTTCTTCATGGGCTTCCACTGCTTCACATACGGGCTTTCGTACTCACCGTAGTAGTTCTCTCCAAAAATCTCTTTCTCAGTCGGCAGACGGAGCAGGTCACCGTTGTCGAACGGAGCCATCATAGCCTTGAGTTCTGCCGGGAAGAGATTCAGAATCTCACCATTCAGCTTCTTACGCAGGTCACTCTCTTCGTAACCTCCTTCATTGGTACGGGTGCTGTTCATCGGGTACTCACCAGGCAGGCAATCAACCAGGCAGAAAATCACGCCGTCCTCTTCCTGCTGCATAGCCATAGCCTGCACCTTCACACCGTCCGTGAGTTTGACCTTGATAATATCTCCAACCTTAAAAGTATCAACGTCAGACTTAATCATTCTTTTTACTTTCATCTTCCAATTACCTCCAAATTTTAATAAAAGTCATCTGCATCATCCAAAAAGTCCTCATAAACTTCGCATCCATCACAGGTCTGCTCGTCACATTCTGGAATATAATTACAATATGGACATCTCATAACATCTCTCTATAACCTTTCCGAGACTTTCTACGCAATGGCATCACAGGCCATATCCCAGCCTTTCGAGAAATCATCCGATGCATCGCATCCTCCGGTTTCTTTGATGATTTCCAAAACGTCTTTTTTGGAAATTGGCTCGTTTTTCAGAAGCTCCATAACCCGCTCATTTTCCTCTTTTGTGCCGCAGCGGATAATGATATCATAAGTCTCATCATGAGCACTCCACGTTCCATCGTTATTTGACATCAATACCATTTCATTACCTCCCCAGTCCATGTTTTAGAGCGCACATTGTACATACTGCTATCGCCCTTACCTGCTCCTGTCCCGATCTATACCAGCACGCCGCCCCGCATTCCGGGCACTTAACTATCTTCCAGCCTTTGCGCCCATTTGGCACGTTTGCCACTAGCGGCATCATAAGATAGCCACCAACTTCATCTGGTTTTCTTGGTGTTATCTTTATCTCCATCATTCCTTCCACCTCCCCAGCAGCCTCATATATCTGCTTATCTCTGCCAACGTTTTACGGCGATACGCGTAGAAATCGTCCTCGCCCGCCGGTATCTGCCGCCCCATCCGCAGGAGTGTCCGATATCCGGAGCCACTGGTAATCGAATCATATATTGCTATTTCCAGCCCTGGAGCAGCAGAGATCGCGCATTGAAGAATAATAAGCCGTTCCTCTGCAGACGCTTTCATACAGCGCTCCCGGGTCTTCTCCTCATCGCTTTTCAACATTCCATAATCCGCATAAGTCTTATAACGCGTTCTCATGCAGTTCTCCTTCTCCTTTCCGCCTACACCGACATTTCTACCGCCGATCCAGAATCTTCCCGCGGTAATACATCGCCAATTCCGCGTATGTACTGCTGCTTCCGTCGGATGTCCGAACTAGATACCTATGCTTGCTGATTACCCGAACCGTCCGGCGCACGGTCCGCACCTCGCCTTTGGTACGTGTGTCGGCAAGCAGCATCACTTTAAGCAGATCCCCGACTTGCACGCGGTTCCTGGTCTTTTCCAGTTCATCCGACCAGATGCCATCTACCATCCGACGATCATCTGGCTTGTCCAGTTCCTCGTCGTTTTCCTCCTTGCCTACACGCGTCAGCAGGTAAACCGCTTTCTGACCGCGCACACCATCGCCCTCCTGAATCAGTTCGCCCAGAGCACACATTTTCTTTACCGCAGCTCTGGTTCTCTCCCGTTCCTCGCCAATCACTTCCGAAAGCTCCCGAAGGGTATTTCTCTTGCCGCCCCGAAGCTGCTTCTTGATGGCTGCCCGGCGTTCATCCATGCTTTTCATCGTCCTCTAACTCCCTTCATCCCGTACCGGGTTCCACAGCGCTTCCAGCCTCGCCCTGCGCCGCTGCGCCCACCATGCCCCACACCATCGCATCGTAGTCGTAACCATGTTCTTCCAGGTTGTGGAAGCGGTTCTTCTTGGCGACTTCGGCGGCCCCATCCTGCCTCTGCGGATTCTTTTCTCTCCTGTCCCAATTTCTAACCGCTGCTTTCCAGTCCTTCATGCGATTCTTACCGACCATCCAGCCGTTACTGGTGTAAAAGTCAATAAAGCGTGCTGCATCCACGTTCGTGTAACCCATTTCCCGGCAATATTCACTCACATTCTCCAGGGTGGGCGGAGCGAAGCGCTTTTCTTTTACACCCTTTAGGGTGTTTTCTTTAAGATCATTATCATATTCATTATCATTATCAGCTTTTTTTGCTTTTTCAGAAAAGCATTTGCTTTTTTTGCTTTCCTCAGAAACCATTTGCTTTTTATCAGAAGCATTTGCTTTCGGTCTTCCGCCTTTCTTTCCTGCTTCCGATCTGGCAGCACACGCTTCCTTGTAACGCTGGCTGTCCGCATCCAGCTGCTGTTTAATAAGCTCGAACACAAACGCCAGCGCCGGATCCTGCGGAACAGCATCCGGGTCTTTCTGATAGGCGTAGATCGCTTTAATGAGTTCGCCCGCCTGCTCGTTGCTCATCTTTTCGATGGCAGCGCCCCAGCTCTCATACATGACAAAAGATTTCTTATCGCTCATCCAAGCCCATCTCCTTCCCCGCCTGCCAGTCCCGGTAATAGCAGATCCATGTATCCAACAGCAGAGTAATGATTCCACCGCGAATCTGCGCTTTCAGCTCATCGAAAATATCATCCGAATACATCCGCTGGAAGTTCTGCAGGTACATGGACACCCGCCACGGCTCATAGTTACGCCGGTGCATTACCACCGGAATCTCGCCCGCCCTGGCGTCCCTGGAAGACTGCTGCAGCGCTTTCCGGAGTCTCAGGTCTTCCACTCGTTTTACTTCGATATGTACATTCGGCAGCCCGATCACATCCGCATCGCCGGAAGCCCCGCAATACTGCTGACCCCGGCGACAGTTATATCCATAGTCCTGCAGGATGCCCGCAAGTTCACGCTCGCCGCGCTTTCCTTTTTCTCTCTGCATCTTCCCCATCCTGCTTATCCTCCATCTCTGAACATGCTGAGCTGTCCATATACGCCTTTAGGCTCTCTTCGGCCCATTCCGATAAATTTAAGCGCTCCCGCCTGCGATGCGCGAATCGCTTGTACTCGACGTTCCTGCCGCTCATGCCACCGTTTTGTGTCCGCGCGCCCTGAATCCGTTTCTTCTGGAAGATAATAACCTTTTCCATCATCGCGATTCAAAACTGCATAATCAGCCCGCAAAACTTCTATTCCATCCCGAAGCATCCGATCATCACATCTAAGGCGCTTACACAGATCCTTGCGCGTCTGCGCATTTTTATGTCCTACTCCCAATGCATTGTATAATGCACTGGTAAACAGCTCCATCTGCGGCGTCACTTTCTTCTTCGCCAACTTGCTTCCTCCTCCCGGAGCGGGAGGGTCGGTCTCCCTCCCGGTAAACCAATGGCATCCTTTAAAGGTTCGGTAATATATAACACGGTAAGGCGTGCCAGGATGCTGTCTACGGGTTGCTATGTACAAGCCCTGCGGCTGTTGTACCGTTATAAATAACTCTTGCCAAACTCGGCAATAAACTGCTGTCTGCTGCCGATGTGAGCCTCATAATACTCCTGTGCCTGACGTTTCAGGCTCTCGTCGAACTCTTGATTCATATGGACGCTGTACGGCGTCATGTTATGCCAGTCCGGGCGGAGCGGAACGATAAAGCCATATGCCTCCGATCTGCTCCGGTTGGCTCCATTAAATACATGATGGATTGCCACCTCCTGGCTGCCGGTAATGATACAATGTTTTAAATCATCCGTCAGTACGCTGTACAGTTTCTTTCTTCCTGTGGTTTTCTTCATACTCTGCCATCATCCGAGCCAACTCCTCCGGCGGCAGAGTTTCAATCCCCTGCTCCTTGCATTCCGCTACCAGCCCATTTATCAACTCGCTCATTTCCTTTGTATCGTAGGTACTGGATCCAGCAAGCACCGTATATGTACGGTATGCTTTCCCATCCTTGCCCTGCTTAACCTGCGAAGTTGGACGGATATGGAAGGTTTCCGCCTCCAGCGCCGTCTCTTCCGCTTCGGTCGTGTCCGGTACAACCAAAAACGCCATCTGACCGGCAATCATGAGATTCTGGCCGTATCTCCGAAGCATGAGGTTGTGTGCCCGCGGCTTGGATATGCCCGCCGCCTCTGCCAGACGCGAGAGAAGCACCCAGTAATACGCATTCGCGTCCAGGCTCCGCTTCTCCCGCCATTGCTTTGCAATGATCCGCAGGGGCTTGTCCTTCATCTTGTCAATCGACGATGACACATCCGATTCCAACTCAAACGTCAGCCGCATCCGACCGGTTTTCCAGTCCATCGACACATCTTTTAAAGTTCCCTTACTCTCCATAGGCTAATTGAACGGAAGACCGCTCGTTTCATCCTCCGGCGGCACCGTGGCTGGATCTACTTTCCCTTTGGATTTATCCGGCGTGTTCTTAAAACTCTTCATCGCGTTCTGGAATCGTTCCACCGTCAGGTGTTCCAACGAGTCTACGCCGATTGCTTTCAAAATACATTTCGGGCTTTTTCCGATTCTGTCGCACTCTTTCAGGAATACACTCCTCATTGCTTCTGTCGCAAGCTCTGGTGCCTTTGTTGACTCTGGCGGTGTCTCTGCATCCGGATCCTTCATTTCCTCGGTTGGAATGCAGAACACCTGGAAGCAGGCATATTTGAACGCAACCGACATAGCTTTGTTGGTTGCTT